TGATAGTTAATGGAGTTACATTATCTAATGGTGGTGTTATAAATATAGGAGGTACACAAGTTACCATAGTTATAAATACAAATTGCACAGGTTACACATACTAAAAATTATAAAAAATGTCATTTACAATTACTTTAGCAATTAATCCTCTAGGAATAAACACAGGTCCTTTTAATCTATACTCAGATATAGATAATTATACTAATGTTTTCAGCACTATTACTCGAGCTCAATTATCAGCAGGATTTCCAGTTATTGTTCCTGATAATACAATATCAATAAAAATTTTATCTACTGGAATTTGTGGAACTAGCAGAATTGTAAATATAGTAGGGGCACCATCAATAACACCAACAATAACTCCAACAATAACTCCAACAGTTACTCCAACTCCAACATTAACCCCAACCCCAACACCAACAAAATCTATTTTTGCAAATGTTTTTCCATCACCATCTCCTGTAGGTCAAGTTACTAGATGTTGTTATTATATTTTACAAAACAAGTGTTTATTCACAACAATGTTATCAACAGAATATTGTACATCACCTACAGTAGGTTTATTTGATTGTGATGTTAGTAATTGTTATTAAACGTGATGATATTTGATCTTTAAAAACATCTAATGAATTATTAACTCATAATAAAATATCTCCTCCTCAGTGAGACTTTAATATTTATAATAAATAATATTTATGAATAATTGGTTACAACATTTAGATGACGGATCTTTATATCCATTAATAGATAATTTTCAAACAGACTGTTATGGCTTTGTTTATAAAATTACTAATCTAGAAACAGGAAAATTTTATATTGGTCGAAAATCATTCATCCATAATAAAAAAAAGAAACTCACTAAAAAAGAATTAGCAGAACAACCTATTACTCGTGGTCGTAAACAGACTACTAAAGTAGAACAAGTCGATAGTGGTTGGAAAGACTACTATGGTTCATCTAAAGAACTACTTACAGATCTTAAAATATTAGGTAAAGATAAATTTGAAAGAGTTATATTACAGTTCTGTCCAACCAAGAAACAACTTACATACTACGAAATATACTACCAGATAACTTATGGGGTATTGCATACAACAAATAGCTATAATGATAACATGTTAGGAAAATTCTTCAGAAAAGATTTTGCTACTCAAGAAATTGATGTTATATTATAGGTTATGATTAATAATGCCTTACTACATACTGTAAATAGCGTTCTAGGAAATGGTAAAAAGACTAGTAATAATAACTATGCCTATAAATGTCCATTCTGTACACATCATAAACAAAAACTAGAAATTAATTTACAACCTAACATTAAGGAAGAAACACCTTGGCATTGCTGGGTATGTAATGCTAAAGGTAAAACGCTATTAGGACTATTTAAGAAACTAAAAGCAACATCTGACAAAATAGCCGAACTAAAGTCAATGTTAGGATTTACACCTAAATTAACTGAAGAACAAACACTACATAATGTAACATTACCTAAAGAATATAAACCACTTACTAACCTACAACGTACAGATATTGTTGCTAAACACGCTTTAATGTATTTAAAAAAACGAGGTATCACTAAGTCGGATATATTGAAGTATAATATAGGCTATTGTGAAAACGGCAAGTATAGCGGCCGAATTATAATTCCATCATATGATAAAAATGGCATAATAAATTACTTTATAGCCAGATCATTTGATCCAAACTCAAATAAAAAATATGATGCTCCAAAATGTAATAAAAATGAATTAATTGGTTTTGAATATTTCATTAATTGGAACGTACCAGTAATACTATGTGAAGGAATATTTGATGCTATTGCTATTAAACGTAATGCTGTTCCATTACTAGGTAAAACAATACCTAGAGCATTAATGATGAAATTGATAGATCCATGTGTTAAAACAGTATATGTATCTTTAGATAGGGACGCCTTAAAAGATGCTCTAAAATATGCAGAAGAACTGCTAAGCTTAGGTAAAGACGTTTATTTGATTGATTTACAAGACAAAGATCCATCAGACATGGGTTTTGAAAAATTCACCAAATTAGTTCATGATGCTGAGCAACTAACACTCGGAGAACTACTTTATAAAAAACTAGAATTAGCATGATAGACAAACATTCAAATATTATCCATGACCCTAAAATTAAAAGAATTGTAGAATATAGTGAAGATAACAAACAAGTAAATGTATTAGACCAAAGATTCTATAGAAGAGATAATAAATATTATCCATCAATTACCAGCATATTAAATTTCTTTCCTAAAAATCAATTCTTCCATACATGGCTTAAAGATGTAGGACATAATAGTGATATTATTGCGTCTAGAGCAGCTGGTGAAGGTACACAAGTACATAATGCTGCTGAAAAATTTATGTTAGGTGAAGAAATATTTTGGCTTAACGAAAATGGAACAGTTAATTATTCACTTGATGTATGGAAAATGATTTTAAAATTTGCTGATTTTTGGAAACAACTAAACCCAGAATTAATAGCAACTGAATATCATTTATTTTCAGATGAACATCAATATGCAGGTACTACAGATATTATTTGTAGATATAAAGAAAAATTATGGTTGATTGATATTAAAACATCTAATTCAATTCATACATCTCATTATTTACAATTAGCGGCGTATGCAAAAGCATGGAATGAAACACATAATGAACCAATTGAAAATGTAGGTATATTATGGTTAAAAGCAAGTACACGTAGCGAAGGTAAAGGTGATAAAATTCAAGGTAAAGGATGGGAATTAAAAGTTGTAGATGATATCGAAAATAATTTCAATATGTTCTTAAAAATTAAAGATATATATAGTATGGAAAATCCTAACGCCAAACCATATACAGAAACTCTACCTATCTCCGTGAAAATTTAACTAGATTGACCGCGACTACTTCACTATCTTTAATTATAATAAAAAAGCGAAAGATATGAACGCACAAGAATTAATAAACACAAAAGAAATTTTAACCAATAAAGAACGAGAAATTGTACTATTGTTTGACCCGAAATTAGATAGTAAATATCTTAATAATGTAGGAAATGATAGATGGTTGAATATTAATGTATATTCAGAACGTGACCATGATGAACATCAATTCAGAATGGAGCGTGGGTTTTAAATTAGATTGACCGTGACTTTTACACTAAATTTATTATATAAATAAAAATTAAGGTTATGAAAATAATTGAAATAGAAGCAAACATTGTTCCACGTAAAGCATATGTACTGGAAGAAAATGAACAAGAGTATTTAAATTTTACTGATGGTATTGAAGTATTACCAGCTCAATATTATGAAAATGATTATGGTATTAAATTTTATTTTAGAAAACATTTTGAACCAGGTGAAAAATTTTATCCAGAAGGTGGATTTGAATGTCTTGAAGAAAATGGTGCTCGTCGTTCATTCCATTTAGATGCTCTTATTATTCATCCAAATTGTTTTAAACGTAAAGCAAAAGCTGAAAAAATACGTACAAGTACAGGTAAACGTGGTCGTCCAAAAATGGATCCAACATTTAAAAAAGAAGTTACAGTTTATGTCAAAACTGGTGGTAAACGTGGTCGACCAAAAATGGATCCAACCACAAAAAAATCAATTGTATATGTTAAAACAGGTGGTAAACGTGGTCGCCCAAGGAAGGATAGTTAATATTTATTGGTAATATGAAGATTAGAATAAAAGAGGTACAAAATACACCACAAGCTATATTTTTAGCTGGACCTGCAGGCGCTGGAAAGTCATTTATTTCAAAACAATTTTCATTATCTAAATTCCATATTATAAACATTGATGATACTTATGAGGAATTGCTAAAAGCATCAGGAATAGGCATGAAACAAAAGGATTTTGATCCTGAACAATTGTCTCAAGCTGCTAAATTAATGGCTGTAGCACAAAAATCTACTAGAGAAAAATACACTAAATCATTAGAAAATCTTCATAACATTATTATTGATGGAACTGGCGCTGCTTCACGTCCTTTATTGAAGAAAAAACAAGAATTGGAAGATTTAGGATATGAAACTATGATGTTAATGATATGGGTTTCACCAATAACATCTTTAGAACGTAATGTGAATAGAGATCGCTCAATATTACCAAGTATTGTATTAAGAACATGGAGAGACATTAATCAAAATATAGAAACATATGAACAAGCATTTGGAAATAATTTTATTATGGTAAATAATAATCCAAAAGATGCTGAAACCAATTTTGATGAAAAAGAAATAAAATCAAGATTTTTTGATACATCAAAAGCCAAAGGTAAACCAAAAACACCAGAGGAAATGGAGAAATCAAAAGCAGACATAGAAGAATTAAATAAAACTATTAAATTACTAGTACAAAAACAACCCAAATTTACATCTATCAAAGATGCTAAATCAAAAATACAAGCATTTATTAAATGACCAAATTATTAGACATACTAAAAGAATCTATATCAAGTAAATATATTGGCAGCTGTGTTGATGTAGGAGGAAATAAAGCAGAAGTATGCCGTTATTTTCCTGATGCTTCAACAATGGCTACTTATGTAGGAAACCCAGATGAGAACGATTGGGGTATGAGTAAAGAACTAAATAAAAATAAATTTTATAAATTTATAGATTCAAGTAAAGTTCCATCAAATATAATAAAAGGCAAACATACATTCCATTATATAGATACTGGAGGATATGGACCTGAAAAAGCTGCTATATTTTTTATATATAATTGGGATCAAGATATACATTATTTTTTTAAAAAAGGAAAATGATTGAATTAAAGACCATATTACAGCAAATAAACGAAGATGATCAACCTGTTGATACACCCTCAATTTGTTACTATCCAGGAGGTTTCAAACCACCTCATAAAGGACATTATGAAGTAGTTAAAGATTTAGCTTCACGTAATACTGTTACTAAAGTAATAGTTTTAATTGGACATAAAGAAAGAGATGGTATAACAAAAGAAATGAGTCTTAAAATTTGGGATTTATATCAACAAATACAACCAATATCTAAACTAATAATTAGAATAGCCGAGAATGAATCACCAGTGAAAGATATTTTTTCATTAATGGATGATGACTTGAAATTAAAAGCTAAAGTTGCTGGTATAAGTGGTGAAGAAGGTGTTCAAGGTTATTTTGATTCATTAAAAAAAGCATTTGGTGAAAGAATAACAACATCTCCTGTTGAAGAAAAAGTAGTAGTACAAGGTAAAAGAGCATCTGGTACACAAGCTCGTGAATATATTAATAAATTAAGAGAAATTACTACTAAATTACAGTCAATACCTGATAAAGCATCAACAGAATATTCTAAAGCTAGAAATGAGTACTTAAACACATTAAAAACAGTACAAGGATTTTTTCCTGATTTTATAACTCAAAAAGGAAAATTTGATGAAATACTTAATATACTAGGAATACCAGTATTAGACGAAGATAATTTACAAGAAAATTTATTTACTATAGATTGGTGGAAACAAACATTAAAAGAAGGAGAAAATGAGGTGGATGTTATAGATGATTTCATTAAATTTACTATAGAAACTCTTGAATTACAAAAAGTACCAAAAATAACTTTTGTAGATGATCCTGAAGTAGCTAAAAATATTCATTCATTAGGAGCATATAATACTGGTACTAATGAATTACTTATTGTTAAATCAAATAGATTAACAGCAGATATTTTACGTACATTAGCTCATGAATTAGTTCATCTAAAACAAGATGAATTAGGAATGATAGAACCAGATTCTGGTGAAACAGGATCACCTGTTGAAAATGAAGCTAATGCAGCCGCGGGTATTTTATTAAGACAATTTGGTGAATATCGTCCTGAAATATTTGAAAAATTAACAGAAGGAGAAGAAAAACAATATAAAATCTATTGTGATATGGATAGTGTATTAGTTGACTTTGAAAGAGGATATAAAGAATTAACAGGTGAAGAAGCAAGTTATGCTACTGATCCTAATAAATTTTGGGAACCAATAACTAAAGCAGGAGCTGGGTTTTGGATTAAATTACAATGGATGCCTGATGGAAAACAATTATGGGATTATATTAAAGGATATAATCCAGAATTACTATCAGCTCCATCAAGAGAAGAATCATCTAGAATAGGTAAATTTACTTGGGTAAAAAGAAATATGTCTGGTACTAAACTTATATTACGTTCAGCAGATCGTAAACAAGAATTTGCAACATCAGACACTATATTAATTGATGATAGAGCAGATAATATTCAAAGATGGAAAGACGCGGGTGGTATAGGAATACATCATACATCAGCAGAAAATACAATTAAACAATTGCAAGATTTAGGATTATGATTAAATTAATAGACATACTAAAAGAATCATTTTATCCATTTTCAAAATACGATGTAACACGTGATGAAGACGATAATAGTATAATAACTGTTGAGTATACATTTGATAGTAAAGAAAATGAATATAAAGTTGTATTTAATTCAAAAGAAAAAGAGGGTGAATTTGCATTAGAGTTTGGAATAGATACAGGTGATTTTAATCAACTTGATACATTTCAGATGACAGGTGAAGGAGACACTAGAAATATTCTACAAACTATAGCTGAGATAACTAATACTTTTTATTATCAGTACAAAGACTATATTGATAAAATAATAGTTAGTGGAACAAGTGAAAAACGTCGTAGAGTTTATAAATTGTTTCTACCAAAATATCTAAAACCAGAAGTATTAGCAAAAACTGAAATTAAATAATTTGTTATGAATGAAAATAATCTAAAAAAAGAATTCTCTAAACGGGATATTCAGAGAATGAGAAACATTATTACAGGTAACGCTGGTGGCTCCACTGGTGTACAATCAGGCTATACTAAACAATCTCAAGACTATGATTAAGTTAGTAGATATATTAAATGAATCACAACCAATTAAGAATTTAACTCCTGAAGAAATAAATAATATACCTTATTTTTATCATGCTACTTCATATAGTAATCTAGATAAAATAATAACTGAAGGTTTAAAAGTAGATAAAATAGAAGGAGTTATATACCTAACAGATGATCCAAAAGATGCATTAAAATTTTTATATATTAGAGGGATAAAAGATTTAATTGTTATAAAATTAAAGGCTTCAAAATTAGATAAAACTAAATTATATGAAAGCTTTGATCATGATTATTCATTTTTTAAATGTAGAGCATATGTCTATGAAAAAGACATTCCATTAAAAGATATAAATATAAATGATATACAGAAATATAATTTAAAATAATTTAAAGTGTTATGAGTGAATCAAATTTAAACAAAGAGTTTTCAAAACGTGATGTGCAACGCATGCGTAATATTATTACTGGTAACGCTGGTGGCTCCACTGGTGTACAATCAGGCTATATTAAACAATCTCAAGACTATCAAGAAGGAGATGTGTGGGAAGAAAATAATAGGCAATGGACTATTAAAAATGGTTTAAAACAAACAGTGACTAAATTTGATAAACTTAAAAAATTAGTTACATTTCCATTAATATGTCCTGAATGTTCTAATCCAATGCAAAATAATGAGTATACTAGAAAGATGTATAATATTCATAGTAAATGTCTTGATTGTGTTATAAAAATGGAAACTCAATTAAAAATAGAGGGTAAATGGGATGAGTATGAAAAAGGAATGTTAAATAAAAATAAAAATGCTATGGTAGAGGATTTTGAACAATCTATTGAAGAATTTTATAAGATGCAAACAGAATCATATGTTACTGAAGCAGGTGATGTAGAATCATGGAGTGGTGGTAAAATAAATGAAGAAGAAATAAAAAATGTCAAAGAATATATAAAGAAGTTGCGTGAACATGAATTTTAAATATTTATAGCCAGTTAATTATAAATATCTGTATATAATGAGTATATTAAACTGGGAAAATTTTCTAATGTTTTTATCGGGAGTTGTAGTCCCAATTTTAGTTGTATTAATTAATAAGAAGTTAGTAGCTAAAAAATTAATATCTACTGATAAACTTGTCCAAGAATTACAAACATCAATTATTATAGATAATAAATTAGATACATTAAAAGAGGAATTTAAGGCAGATAGAATATGGATTACTCAATTCCATAACGGTGGACATTATTATCCAACAGGTAAATCAATACAGAAATTTAGTATATTTTATGAGGTAGTTGAACCAGGTGTGGATTCAATTAAAATGATGTTCCAAAATATTCCAGTTTCATTATTTTCACGTTCAACAAATGAACTTCTAGAAAAAGAATATATAGCAATTCCAGATTTTAAAGATGAAAAAGTAGCAACTTACGGTTTAAAATACACAGCCGATGAAACTGGTTGTAAAAGTGCTTACATATTTGGTATATTTGATATCAACAATAGAATGATAGGTACATTAGGCGTTGAATATGTGAAACGCAAAAAATTACTTGAATCTTCTGATATACAAATACTCGAAATTGAAGCAGCTCAAATAGGTGGTGTACTTCATAATCACTTAATTAAAAATTAATTTATTTATTGGTTTGTCAATATTTATGTAGGATAAAATCTACATAATTATGCCATATACTCGTAAAGGAAACTGCGTTTATAAAGAAACCGGTAAAAAAATGGGCTGTTCTAAAGATGCCTCAGCCGCAGAAAAATACATGAGCGCGCTATACGCCGCTGAAAAAGGAAATATTAAAGAAGGATTTGAACCGGATACAATTGATCCAAATGAACCTGAATTAGCCATAACTGTTGAGTTACCTAACCCAACAAAGTTAATGGCTTCTTTTATTTCTACATTATTTTCATCACGTACACAAGCTCATATATTCCATTTACAAGTAATTGGACCAGGTTCATTTGCTGCTCATAGTGCTTTAAATACTTACTATGATGAAATTGTAGGTTTAACAGATGGTATTGTTGAGTCATATCAAGGTCGTTACGGTATTATTACTGGATATAAAGGTGAAGGACAGTGGATAGAAGATATAACTCAAGTAGTTAAATATTTTGAGGCTCTTTGCATGTACGTAGAAAAAAACCGTGTTTCCCTAGTCCAAGATTCATATATTCAAAATCAAATAGATGAGGTAGTTGCCTTAATTGAGTCAACTAAATACAAACTATCAAAATTAATGTAATGAGAATACGCATTAAAGAAGAAGATTTTACACCAATAGCTAAACCAGAAGATAAGGCACCAGCATCTAAGCAATTTCAAATATTAGCATCAATGATCACTAACACAAAAGAAAATGATCAAACTAATATTTTATCGGCTATGCGTGCATTACCAGGTGTAACAATTGTTAATTCAAAAGCTGCTACTGCCGGAGCTAACACAGAAGGACAATTACGTTATCAAACAAATGTAGATATTAAAATTGATACTTCTGCTATAGAAGGTGACATTAAAGAAGCAATCAAAAAAATTATAGAAGATATAAAAAAAATACCTGGTGTAGTTGAATTTAAAATAGTACCAAAAGCAAAAGAAGTAACTCCATATTAATATGAAACTAGTAAACATATTAAAGGAAATAGTTAATTTAAGTTTATCACCGTTTGAATTTGATCAAGACGGTAACGAGACTCGAATTAAAAGAGACATTAATAACAAAAAGGGTTGGAGAAGATTAAGTTCAAACTCTGAACAAAATAAACAACTCAAAGCGTATTTAGACAAATATACTTCAAACTTTAAATGGAATTCAAGTGTACCTAAATCAGAAAAGTTTTCTAAAGAAAATGAAAACATGTATAGCACTCCATATGTAATGTATGTGCATTTATTACAAACATCTGAAGGAGTAAATAACTTGGTAGACGCTTTGCAAGGTATGATAGCTAACGAACCAGACAGCACTCAAAAAATAATTGAAAGTGCATTGCTGCTTGTATTCAATAATAACGAGTCTAAATTCAAATTAGTATTTAACCAGTATAAAGATGTTATTGAAAAAAATGCTAGCGATGATGATGGAGCTAATCCATTTGCTGCTGTGAAATATGCTGTTAGTAATTTCAAAGATAAAAAAGGTATTTTTAAGAAATTTGTAAGAAATGGATGGAGTGCTAGCCAATTCAAACCTTAATTAAATGATCAAACTAAAAGACATATTAAAAGAAATGTATCCACCATATAAAGCAAATATGGTATCAAAAGTTAGATATAAAGCATCTGATGTTTGGACTAATGACCAAGAATTAGCTGTAAAAAAATGATTAAATTAACAGATATATTAAAAGAAATAGCTTATTCTTTTTCAGAATATGATACTACATATGATGAAGAGGATAATAGTTTAATAGACGTTGAATATACTTTTAAAAATGAAAAAAATACGTATAAAGTTATATTCAGCTCAAAAGAAAGAGCTAGAGAGTTCAAAGTATCATTTGGAATAGATGCAGGAGACTTTAACAAGATCGATACATTCCAGATGACAGGTGAAGGTGACGCTAGAAACATCCTTCAGACAATAGCCAAGATAATTAATGAGTTCTATTACCAATATGAAGAAGAAATAGATAGTATTGTAATTAAAGGAACAGACGAAAAACGTAGCAGAGTATATAAGCAGTTCATTCCTAAATACCTTAATCCAGAAGTATTAGCAAAAACTGAAATAATATTAAAAGAAACATCAAATCCACAATCAGGTAAAGCAGCACCATATGGTTCTGGATATGCTCCTGTACAACAGAATGAAGATATATTAAATGAAAAATGTTGGAAAGGATATACTAAAAAAGGAATGAAAACAATGTTTGGAAAAAAATATCCTAATTGTGTAAAAAATAAAAAATGATAAAATTAACAGATATATTAAAAGAAATAAAGCAAACTATTGAAGAATTTGCTAGTACTAGATTAAAAGGCGCTGAAAAAATAGCTGACACCACTCAAGAAGCAGGTGGATTATCTTTATTAACTTATAAACATTATAAAGTTAAATTACCTTATTATGAAAAAACAGCAGCTGGTGAATTAGATAAAGAAGCTGCTAAAAAAGAATTTGAAGAAACATATAAAAAAATTTCATTAGATATGACTCAAACTGAATTTCAAACTGAAATGGGACGTTTAGAGGTATTAGGTGAATTACTTATAGAAAATAAATAAAAAATGATTAAACTAACTAACATATTAAATGAAATATTAGCAGAAGCTGAAGATCAAACTATCACATGTGAAAAATGTGGTTGGGAATGGAAATTAGATGATGGTGGAACTGATCCTTATATTTGTCATAAATGTGGACATGATAATGAAATAGATGAATATGATATTGAAAATGCAGATGATATGAAAGAATTTCTTCAATTTATAAAGGAATATAAACAATCACTGTCTGAAGTAAATTATGATTATGTTCATGAAGCTGAATATAAAGGTCGTAAAGTACAATTAGGTAAACCAATGCAGGGTGATATTAAAAAATTTAAAGTATATATTAAAAATAACAAAGATAAAGTTGTAAAGGTTAATTTTGGATTTGGTGGTTCTTCAGCTAAAGGTAAAAGGATGAGTATAAAGAAAAATAATCCTAAAAGACGTAAAGCATTTAGAGCAAGACATAATTGTGACAATCCAGGACCACGTACTAAAGCTAGATATTGGTCTTGCAGAAAATGGTAATATAATAAATAATTTAATATTTATACACGATATACAAAACAATAAAATAAAAATAATGAAAAAATCAGCTTTAAAACAATTAATTAAAGAAGCTATTGAAGAAGTAAAACCAAAAGTTAAAGAAGAAGTACTTAATGAAGAGTATTCTCCGGAAACTGATGAAATCGGTGCTTTTTTTATCACAGAAATGCCAACTTTAAGTTCAACTATAGATGATATAGTATTTGAATGTAAAGATATTGCTTATTTTGCTAACCAAGTTAAAGATGGTTTATCACCAAATAATATCTCTGGTGTATTCAAAACTGAGGCTAAAGCTAAAAAATTAGGTGAAAAATTACTTGCTGAACGTGACAAAAAGAAAACTGAAGCTAAAAAAGCTGGTGATGCTTATAGAAAAATGAAAGATGAAGCATTAGCTAAAGTACAAGAGTACATGAAAACTAAAGGTAAAACTAAGCAAGTAGTTGATGAATTAACTGATGTAACTAAATCATAATGAAATATTCAGAATTAAAAAAGATAATTGAAAACGCTTATGTTGATTTATCTAAATTAAATATAGGTGATACTAAAATTGATCCTGATACAGGAGTAAAATCTGTATTAACAGCTGTTGATCCTGAAACAGGTAAACTAACATGGGATATTTCTTATGAAGTAGATCCTGAACAATTATATAAAAAACTAGATGATTTATCAGACTTTTTAAAATCAGCTCCTAAGAATTCAGAAATAGGCAAAATAGGAGATATAATTAAGAAACTTAAAAATCAAGCTCACCGATTAATATGAGAATAAGAATTAAAGAAGCTGATCAAAATGATCAATTACTATCTCAATTAAAAGGTGAGATGAGTGATTTAATTGGAGATATGGAAGATACTTTACAAGATAAAACAGAAGAACAAAACGAAGGTTTATTAACTGTTGCTGGTTTAGTAGTCGCTATGCCAGCCATTTTAGGTTTAGTGGCTAAATTTGGTAAAGTAGCTGGTGGAATTATTAATAAAGTAATTGGTAAAAAACCAACTAAAAAGGAAGAAGAAGAAAACTGGTTTAATAAATTAGGAAAGATAGCTGATGACTTACATCATTTATATCAGACTCCATTAGAAAATATTGTTAAAAAATTCATTAAAGATCCAGTTAAAGCTAAAAAAGTAGCTCATTTTTTATTCCATGTTATAGTGGCTATAATGTTAATAGCATCAGGAGTTACAGCTGTTAAGGCTTTAAAATCAAAAGAAATAACACTCGCAACTTTAGAAACTGCTTTAGCAACTATTAAAGGTGGTGAAATTAAATCATATATAAGTAAATTAATATCATAATGATTCATTTAATTGATATATTAATTGAATCACTTCTTGAACAGAAAAAAGATCGCTGTCATCGCATAGCTGATAGACGCTATGATAAACCATCTGCTTATAAATCAGGTGCTATAGTTCGTTGTCGTAAAGGTGATATTTGGAAAGATTTAAAAGAAGATATATTAAATGAATTTGAGGGCGATTCAAATCCATTAAAATTAAAATATATTGATACATGGCATGATGGTCAATATAAAGCTGATGATAATAAAACAGAAGAAGCTATAAAATTAATGACTCAAGCGGCTAATGAAGCTGAAAAAATAGCTAAAGAAAAACAAGACAGTGGTATAGCTGGAGAAGCTAACTATTATAAAGGTACTATAGCTTGGTTAAAAAAAGATTATAATACTGTTGAAAAATACATTAATGATAAGTTTGTAAAAATAACTGGTAATGATAAAGTATTAAAACGTCTTTTAAATAATAAAGATAAACCTTATAAAGAAGCATATCCTTCTTTTAATAATAATATCAATGAAGCTGAATCACTTCATAAATGGTTTAAACGCTCTGGTGCAAAAGGTAAAGAAACTGGTTGGGTAGATTGTAATGCTCCTGATGGAAAAGGAGGATATAAATCATGTGGAAGAAAAGAAGGTGAAAAAAGATCAAAATATCCATCATGTCGACCAACACCTGCGGGATGTAAGAAAAAAGGTAAAGGAAAAACTTGGGGAAAAACAAAATAAAAATATATGCAAGACAATTTTAATATACATGAATGGCGTCTAAATAGAGCTATAAATGAAATTGATGAAATAAATGAAGACGAAATTGGTTTATCTGATATCTTAGCTCGTGATTTATTTAAATTACAAGGTAAAATATCTGATGATTTATTTTATAAATTAAGAAAAGCCATCAACTCACAAGATCCAGCTGCTTTAGCTAAAGCTAAAGAAATTATGAGTCGTATCAAACCAGAAGATGATCGCATCTATATGGGTGAAGAAAAAGGACAATGTCCTGAGTGTGGTTGTAAGACGGAAGGCTCAATGTGTAATGAATGTGGTTATACGGAAGAGGGTACTAATAATATCAAAACTCCATTTTATTTTAAATCAAAAATGGGGATTGATGGAATGAATACAGACACCACATTCCAAATCCAAGACATACCAGACTATGGTAATATTAAAGTTTATTATTATGATGGTTCATTACCAAGATTTTTTTGGATGTATAAAGATGAATTTAATAAAAAAATAGGTGAAGGAGATTTTATCATTTCAGATAAATCTCAATTTCATCCTCACATGAGAGAAGCTACATTTACAGACAAACATGATGATAATCCTGAATTAAAAGGTGGCCAAAAAGATTTACCTGATGAATTACAAGCAGGAATTCTAAAGAAAGAAGACACAACAGGATATTCTACTGACTATAAACAAGGATATAGAGATGGACATGAAGATGGAAAAAAAGGTAAATTTGGTAAACAATTTGCTGTAAAAGAAGGTATGGATGAAAAAGCTGACCGTAAGTTTGAAGTAGATGATATAGTAAAAGTAAAAGGAACCGGAAAAAAAGGAAAAGTAGTGGATATGTCTCCAAGTGAAACTTTTTTTATTGTAAATATAGATGGTAAAAATTCTTCATTTCATGAATCAGATCTTGAATTAATAAAAAGACCTTCATTAAATGAAAATACAGATCATGAAGTATCAATGGCTCAAGCAAGTCTAAAATCAATTATCAGTTCAGCTTCTGAACTAATGAATAAAATAGGAAACGAAGAAATTAATCTACCAGGATGGATTCAAGGCCATATAACAAATGCTGAAAACTATATTGATCAAGCAAATCAAGGATATCACGAATTAAAACCATCTGTCAAAGATATTGAAGCTATGGATATGGTAACTGAAGAAGTAAGTACTAATAAAAAGACCAAAGCCAAAAATGCTTTAGCTATTCATTTACGTTCAGCTATGGAAGATGGAAATAAAGAAAATATTGAGCAAGTTAAAGATGCTAGAGATAGAATTAATAATACTAAATCAGTAGATGAATTAGTTAATATATTAGGTGAGTTTGGATATAAAGATGATGAAATTGAAGACATTTTAGGTTAATAAATTATGAAGAAAATTAAAATTATAAGATCACGTCCTTTAAAGGAAGAAGAAGAAGTAATAGACCAACAACCACAAGATGTTGCTCCTGTTATTCCTTCTATCACATTTGAATCTAATCCTTTAGAGTTTATATTACAAAAATATCCAACATTAACTAAAACATTAGTTGATTTATTAACTGAAGATTTTAGAGATTATATTGTAGGTGTTTATATAATGGCACCTAAACCTACAACATTTAAAATAGTATTACATAATAATCGTTATTTCCATTTAATATTCATGGGTGATGATAAGTATGAAGCTAAAATAAGTGGTAAAAAATATTGGTTAGCTAAATTAGGAGAATTTCAAGAGGCTACATTATCTATAGCTGACTTATTAATGTTAGGTACTCCTCCATCAACTGAAGGTCCATCTGAAGAATTACCATCAGCAAGTAGTGAAACAACAACTACAACAACTGAAATACCAGAAGAAACACCTACTGAAACACCATCAGAAGAAGAAGAAACAGAATTAAAAGAATCAGTTAAACGATTCAAAATAGTAGAAAGTAAATTATTAGAGTTGCAGAAAAGAGAATATGATATTTTAACACCTGAGGCTAAAGATATAGCTCAAAAATTAATAAAAAAATTAGGAATAACTCAAGACCAAATAAAACCTGCTTCTTCAACTAATATTGTTATATACAATGATAATAGAAAAGATTTAGTAGCTAAAACAGCTAAATTATACGGCCCTCCAAACGACGAAAACTCAGGTAACTTTAAAGTAGATAAGATTAGTATTAATTTTAAACCATTAAAAACAAGTGGTGAATACTATGAATTAAAGCCTCAATCTTTAGGTATAACAACAGATCAATTTATTCCTATAAATCAAGCTAAAAAGGAATTAATAAATGGTCTTCAAAATCATGAAGTATTAAGTGACGAGCAAAAAGAATTCGCTATAGGTCTTGTAAATGGTAGAAACACATTATCACCTGAAGAAACTAAAGATATATTAGACGATAATGGATTCATAAATGAAGTATTGAAAAATTTAGGAGAAATTGTAGGGGCAATAGAATACGCTAAAAAAGTTAATGGTAACGCTTTATATTTTTTCAGCAAACCTAATGAACCTTTAGTTGATTATAAAGTAAAAACTAACGATAGAATAATAGATGTCAGTGCAAAAACTTCTAAAGGTAAAGGTAATTTAATTAAATTAGGAGATGTTTATGAAAAAATAAAAAATGCTAAACTAAAATTAGATCCAAAATATAAAGAATTTTTTGAAACAACTACAACTAAAAATCCTAGAATTTCTATTGGGGTAATGAATTTAATTAGTAAGTATGGAAGTCCTAATGTTAAAGAACTTTATAGAAACTTTCTAAAATCAAATCCTGGTTATTTAGATAAAAGTCGTACTGATGGTAGTAAATATGGATATGATGCGCAAACTAGAACTTTTATAGAAAGACAATTTATTAAAGATCTTAATAAAGAATTTGATTTTAATAAGTTATTTCGAAAAGCCATAGATATCCCATATGTTAAATATGATTTTGATAGAAATACCTTAAAACCAACTGTAAAAGTAATTCAAGGTGAAGATTTTAATGTCTATTTAGGTACTAAAAACAGTAAAGGACATGATGGTGAGGGAATTGGTTTTCAATTAGCTTAAATATTCATAGCTACAAATTGATTGACCTTAACTTTATTTATATATTAATAACCACAAATAAAAAAATGAAAAAACCTATCAACGAAATTAAAAAAATGCAACGTTTAGCTGGTTTAATCACTGAAAGTGAATATCATGAATCACAATTAAGTGAAGCTAAAGATATTCCTTCTATATTAAGATCATGGAAAGCTGAAAAAGGTGATCGTTTAGACTACCAAACTGTAGCTAACATGATTGAAGTTGGTAGAGTTAAAACTGCTGCTAAATTTATCCTAGATGAATTAGATACTAGCATTAGAGAAATGATAATGGATATTATAGAAGAAAATGATCCAAAACTTTTTGATGAAATGTTTGGTAGTGAAGGATATAAATATAATGCTGCTAAATTCACAAAATCAAAAGATATAGATGATTATGCTGCGGCTTTTCGTGTATCAATAGGTGATGATTATGATGAATTAGCTCAAAAATTTCCAAATTTACAAGATCCTAAGGTAAAAGCTTTAGTATTAAAACAAGCTGAAAAAATGAAAAAACAAATCAACGAAATTAAAAGAATGCAACGTATCGCCGGTTTAATCACTGAAAGCGAATATCGTGAAACTGAAGAAAATGAAGTATCATCAAATATAGAACAATTTATAAATGATAAAGATTTTATGGAATCTTTTATAGCAAATGCTGAGGAATCTTATGAATACTTTGGAGATTTTAAAAATATGTTTGATGTATATGAAGAAGAAGGATTAACTGAAGAACAAATAGGTGGTCTTTTAGAATACTGTGATAAAAATGATTTAATTAGTTATTAATTTTTCTTAGATTTTTTCTTAGATCTACAATATTTATAACCACAAATAAAAAAATGAAAAAACAAATCAACGAAATTAAAAGAATGCAGCAATTAGCTGGTATTATTATTAAAGAAAATCAAGAAATAGATGAATCTCCTATGAGTTTATCAGATCAAGCTACTAAGTTATATGATAAAATGTTAAAGACCGGAAAGCCATTTGATATTGATGATGAAGGGGTAGATGCTGAAATGGAAAGAATTACTAAAAAAAGATTTACTAGTATGGAATTTCCAAAATTTAATAAACTTAACGATATACAACTACAATCTATTATTCCCTTTTTAAAAGCAGTAATTGAAAATGGATATTTTGGAATGTCTGATAAATGGAATGGGACGGAAATTGTAGAAGATGAAGATGAAATAAATGAAAAATACCCAAGTAAAGTATGGAATTGGGATATTAATGAATTTGGTAAATACAACCCAACAACAAAAACATTTACAATGTTTATGGATGGTGATGGATATGCTGATTATATGGATACTGAGTTTCCCAATTGGTTAAAAAATGAAAAAATTGCTGATAAAGGAACAAAAAAATATCGTGAAGATATTAAAAACGCTGTAGAAGAAGAATATGGTCCTGGTGTAACAATTAATGGAGAAGGTTTTAGTTATTAATAATACATAGACAGATTCATAGCCTGTTGACTCACAAACAATATTATGCAGTTGTGGCGCACCTAAAAAGGTGCGCCATCTGTTTGCCTGCGCAAGATTAAGATGCTATATTTAATTATATGATTAGAATTGGTAAATATAATTTAGGATATGATGAAACTATTGAGAGTATTACTTTAAATAGACTAACTAAAATAACGTATAATAATATTCAAAAATTAATATCTGTAACTAACTTTACTTTATCAAATGTTTATGTTGGATATAGACAATACGGAACAAAATCATTTTATGCGGAAGGATACATTAACAACCAACGTGTGTTATTTGCTAGAAAAGAATATAACTCATCCAGTGCTGGACAAACCAAAATATATTCAGAAAAGTCTGTAAAACAATTTACTAAAATAATTACAAAACCTTTAATAGAAATATTAACTGAATTAAAAATATCATGAATATATTTTACATAGACTCTGATCCAAAAATAGCCGCCCGTCAATTAGTAGATGATCATATCCGTAAAATGCAAATTGAATCAGCTCAGATGTTATGTACAACATTTCATCATTATGGACTAGATGCTCCATATAAACGAGCTCATTATAACCATCCATCAACAAAATGGGTTCGTGAATCAATGGATCATGTTAGTTGGTTATTAGAACATGGTTTGGAGATATGTAAAGAATTTGAAATAAGATATGGTAAACAACATGCTACAAGAAAAGTTTTGCTTTGGGTAAGAGATAACTTATATTTATTAGTTGGTAAAATTCCATATAATGGTTTTACTCCACCACCACAATGTATGCCTGATGAATATAAGAAAGCTAATGCTATTGAAGGATACAAAACATATTATATAGAGGACAAAATTAAAATAAAAAAATTAAATTATAATAAACTAAATAACACACCAGAATGGATAACTAGGCGGTTGGTCTGATGGAACTTTTATATATTTATTATAAATAATATTATGACTAAAATATATGTTCTAGAAAGAAATAAAGTACCATTTTATATAGGTAAAACAATACAAGAAATAAAAGATAGATATTATACACACGGTAGTAGAAAAACAAATAGTGAAATAATTGAAATAGACTGTGTAAATGATAATGAATGGAGATTTTGGGAGTCATGGTATATTGAATTATATAAGAGTTGGGGATTTGAATTAGATAATAAAAATAATGGTGGTGGAGGCAGAGGACCAGGTTGGATTTCATCTCCTGAACGAAATGCTAAAATTAAATCATCAATGAAAAATCATTCACAATATTATACTGAAGAAGTAAGACAACGGATAAGTGAAAAAAATAAAGGTAAAGCTAGACCATTTACTGAAGAACATCAACATAATATGCTTATAGCTAAACGTAAACAAGCTAAACCATTATTGATGTTTGATTTAGAAGATAATTTAGTTAGAAAGTGGGAAAGTAAAGGACAAGCGGCTGAATGGATTAAAGAACAAACAGGTAAAACAAGTAACATAACAACTCAGATAAAAGATTGTTGTTTAGGAAAGCAAAAAACAGTGTTTAAATTTAAATGGAAATATAAATAATATGGAACAAAATAAAATTGTAGTAATTGGAGCTGGAGTAGCAGGTATTAACTTTGCTACTAAACTTGTTGATAATGGATATCCAGGTAAATTAATAACAATAATTGATAAGGGTAATGATCCTCATAATCGCAAACCAGAGGAAGTTATGACAGGCATGTTAGGTAGTGGAGGATGGAGTGATGGCAAACTCACATACCACACAGCAATAGGTGGTCAATTAGCTAAATATTGTGGTGAGGATAAAGCAATGGAGTTGATGGATCAAGTTATTAATAATTTTAAACGTTTTCATCCAAAACCAGAAGAAATATTCTGTTCTGACCCAATAGCTGAACCAG